AGAGGAAAACAAGTTGAGGCAACTTGGTGCCCGTGTCTATGATCGTGATAGATGGGACGCGGAAGCCCATCATTTTTGGGTGGATGACGTCACCGGACGATTGGTAAATGGACCTTAAAGTTTTTAGCCGTGTAATATAGTAATGAATGTGCTTCAGAATGTAATGCAAATCATAGACAGTATATCTGATAAAATTCCCGAGAACGTCTACCTAACTCTCTGCAATGAGTTAAAGAAACTCTACTCATTCATCCCCGATAAAATTAGACCAGCCCTTTCTAGAACAAATAGTGCCGCCAATGTACCCTCATCGTCACCAGCGAATGGATTTTGGTTTAGATAATCTTCGAAATTTAACTACCTAAGTAGAAGCTGGAATATTTATTTTTCAACAAACAAACATCCAACAATCAATAATGCTCTTTGAGATCCAACGTGCTTGCCCCCGACCCGGCCAATCCCGAGTGATTGCATCCGGTCCTTCCGCCATAAAAACTTTGGAGCGTCTCACGACCCTGCTCCCCAACGCTAAAGTTAGTGTTGAAACCCTCACCATCCCTACCGAGATTGAATCCGATGAGGATGATGACGACATCACTCTCGCCGAGCTCAGGGAACAGCTCGAGGACAATATGACTCTCGCAGAGCTTCAAGAAATGCTTCTCGAGGAAGAAGAGGCGGAAGAGAATGAACCCATCGAGTGGGTGGACGAGATGACGTATTACTCCCGAACATGCGGTGAATTGAGAAACTTTTAGAACCTAAGTGAGTGTAATAAACACAAGAAGTATCAAAAAAAGTAAACAGCACGTACAACGTCGTCAAATGAACACTCAAATGGATATCAGCCGCAAAATCATGGAAATCCTAGACGACAACGCTCAACAAGTTCCAGAAGGTTTCTATTTGGAGATGTGTAACCAATTAAAAAAGTTACACGTGGCACGACCTACCTCGGATGACATCGAAAAGAGGGAGTTGGCGGTAAAGAGGGCGAAAAACAGGTTGGAGAGACAAGCCACAGAGTTGAATAGTTTGAAGGAGGATCTTAATAGATCCGTCCGAGGCTTCAACAAATGTATTGAGAAATTCAAGGAAAGGAAAAGACTGATGGAACAGCTTGAAGATCGTCTCCAAGTGAGGGAGGATGTCTTGAAGGGTCGTGAAAAATTGATGGATGATTTCGAGGATAACATGACCCTCACCGAGCTTCAAAAGGTGATCACATGAGTAAACTACCATAGGGGTTAAAGAACTAGAACTAGTATTTAATACAATGTCCTCTTATAACGTTGAAGCTTGTAATTACAAATATCGTGTCTCCTCTCTCGAGAAAGTGGTAGATGGCGATACCATAGACGTTAATATTGATTTGGGATTCGACGTGTGCACGAAGCAGAGGGTCCGACTCCTGGGTATCGATACCCCTGAATCTCGTACCTCTGACAAGGAAGAGAAGGTCTTTGGTCTCCTCTCCAAGAAAAAGCTCAAGGAGTGGTGTCTCAAGGCTGTCGCTTCAGACCGGGATGACATCGAAATCGAACTTCGTTGCCCAGAAGCTGATTCTCGGGGTAAGTTTGGCCGAGTACTAGCTGAAGTATGGGTACACGAAGATGGTGTTTGGACCAACGTAAACAAATGGATGTGTGACGAAGGGTACGCTGTGCCATACGGTGCGGAAAACAAGGCCCTAGTCCAGGATCTTCACTTGGCAAATCGCAAGAAACTGATCGAACGTGGAGAAGTTTAATAACCTAAGTTAGAGAATAGAGTTTTAATAAATTAAACAAATGGAGTCGGTTCAAAAACTGACCCACACTGAACATGTTCTCAAGAGACCCGATTCTTATGTTGGTCCTGTAGATGCTGTTCAAGAACCCTATTGGGTCCTGAATGGTGATAAATTCAAACGGACTACAACTAAATACTCACCGGCTCTCTTGAAAATTTTTGACGAGATCCTTGTTAATGCTGTGGATAGAAATTCTATGCATCCTAAACAGGTGTCTTCTATCTCGGTCAGTGTCGACGAAAAATCTGGAATGATCACAGTGGATAACAACGGACCATTGGGAGGTCTTTCTATTCAAAAAAATGAAAAAGAGGATGTATGGAACCCTGAACTTGTTTTTGGTCATCTTCTCACGAGTACCAACTATGACGACAATCAAAAACGAGTGGTAGGTGGTCGGAATGGATATGGTGCTAAACTGGCAAATATTTACAGCAAATGGTTTTCGATTGTCATTAAGGATCCAGAGACCAAAAAAGAATATTCCCAAGAATGGTTCGACAACATGTCCACGTGCTATCCTCCAAAAATGAAAAAATTCAATGGTGCTACAGCTTCTGTATCGGTATCTTTCAGACCCGATTGGTCAAGGTTTGGAATGAAAGAAATGGAAAAGGGAATTTATAACATCATGGAAAAGCGTGTATGGGATGCCAACATCTGCACATCTTCCAACTGTAAGGTCAAGTTCAATGGTGTGGCTCTTCCCAAACAAAACTTTGAAGCATATGCGAAAATGCATGAAGGAGTTAACAATGTATGTTCGATGACCAGTGATCGTTGGTCCGTCTGCCTTGGTCCATCTGAAGATGGAATGCAACAGGTATCGTTTGTAAACGGTATCTGCACCACTAAAGGTGGTACTCACGTTGATCATGTTGCTAACATCGTTTCCAACGGAATCATCGAAGACATGGCAAAGAAAATCAAGCTCAAACCACAACAAGTGAAGAATGCTTTCACAATCTTCGTTCGATCAACTCTAGAGAATCCAACTTTCTCGAGCCAAGTCAAGTCTGAATGTACATCGAAGGTGCAATCATTTGGAAGTAAATTTGAACTTCCGAAAACCTTTGTAAAAAATGCATTGAAGACTGGAATCGCAGATGAACTCACTGCACTCTCAAAATTCCGAGAAGCAAAGGAACTTTCAAAAACTGACGGAGGTGCACGAAAGTCGAAGATTACTGGAATTCCAAAACTTGACGATGCAAATAAGGCTGGGACGGCTCAGTCAAAAAAGTGTACCCTCATTGTGACAGAGGGTGACTCAGCAAAGACTCTCGCTGTTGCCGGTCTCTCTGTAGTTGGAAGGGATCATTATGGAGTCTTTCCTCTCAGAGGAAAATGTAAGAATGTGCGTGATGCATCTGTTACACAATTGACTTCTAACCAGGAATTCAACGATCTGAAGAAGATCCTTGGACTTCAACAAGGGAAGGAATACAAAGATGTGTCAGAACTTCGTTATGGACGACTGATGATCATGACTGACGCGGATAATGACGGATCCCATATTAAGGGTTTAATTCTGAATCAGCTGCACTACTTCTGGCCCAGTCTCCTCAAGTTGGGTTTTGTTGTATCGATGGTTACACCCATCATCAAAGCCAGTCGTGGCAACCAAGTCAAGTCATTCTACACTGAATCCACCTTCAGGTCTTGGTATGGAAACGGACAATCTGGATGGACTATAAAATATTACAAGGGTCTCGGTACATCGACTTCAAAAGAAGCTCGTGAATACTTCAAAAAAATTGGAGATCTCACAGTTAAATTTGACGTTGACACGATGACCGATGAGTCAATTGTTTTGGCATTCGATAAAAAGAAAGCGGATGCACGCAAGTCATGGCTTCTTGAAAGCACTGCAAAAGACTCAAAGGAACTTGAAGTACCTTACGGCAACATCAAGCAACTTGGGATCAGTGACTTTGTACACAAGGACCTTGTGAACTTTAGTCTTGCTGATCTTAAAAGATCCATTGCTCATGTGGCTGACGGTCTCAAACCATCACAGAGAAAGGTGATGTACTCGTGCTTTCAAAAGAATCTTCGAAATGAAATGAAGGTAGCACAATTGGCTGCTTACGTGGCTGAAAAATCAGCTTATCACCACGGTGAGGTATCTCTGGCAGAGACGATCGTGAAGCTTGCCAATGACTATACGGGTAGTAACAACGTCAATTTATTGGAACCCTGTGGGCAATTCGGTACCAGGTTGATGGGAGGAAAGGATGCCAGCCAGACTCGTTATATTTTTACCCGACTGGCCAAAGATACTCGAAAATTGTTCGACCCGAAGGATGATGCAGTTCTCACATACCTGGACGATGATGGGCGATCTATTGAACCAGAATTCTACATGCCTACTCTTCCAACTGTATTGGTGAATGGGACAGAGGGTATTGGAACAGGGTTTTCTTGTTATGTGCCACCATTCAACCCAGAAGACATCAAACAAAACATTGTTAACCATATCAACAATAAACCATTCAAGCCCATGAAGCCTTGGTTCAGGGGATTTAAGGGGCGTGTATTTGAAGATGAAGGAAGTGGATGGGTCACCGAAGGTATTTGGCAGGTTATCGGAACAACTGTCAAAGTTTCTGAACTACCACCAGGTAGATGGACACAGGATTATAAGGAATACCTTGATACCCTTGTTGAGAAGAAGCTCATTGGAAGTTTTACAAACAACAGCACCACTGAGGATGTCGACTTTTTGATCCAGGGATATTCTGGTAAAGACATCATCAAAGATCTCAAACTTCAAAAGACTATTCGCAGTACAAATATGCACCTCTTCCATCCATCGAAGGGGATCTGTAAATACCAGTCTGCAGAAGAAATTCTATCAGACTTCATTGGACTTAGACTGGAATACTATAAAAAAAGAAAGGATCAACTCATCTGGGAAACTCAACTGCGATCAGACGTGTGCAACGAACGTGCACGATTTGTCAAGGAGGTTGTAGATGGTAAATTGATCGTGTTCAAAAGGAAGAAACATGAACTTGAGAAGGAACTGAGTGAATCTTTCCGGCAACTTGATGGATCTTACGATTATCTCTTGCATATCAAGACGGTTGATTACACAGAGGAACGAGTAGAGGCTCTTCACAAAGAAGCTTTACAGGCCAGAGAAGAACTGGAAAAACTGAAAAAGACGGGTCATGTTGATATGTGGATAACCGACATTAAAAATATGTAGGCATGTATTAAGATGCCCACTTCAAGTGGAGCCGCTGTGTCTCTACATGCCATTGGCAAACAAGAGTCATACATACATAGTGAAAACCTAGATGAATCCATTTTTAATTACAACCCTAAGACGCATTCTAATTTTACAAAGTTTCATAGAACCACGGTTGTGAACAAGTCACCCACTTCCCCAACATGGCCGTTCAACGAACGTATCAAAGTAACATTCAACCCACAGAATATGGGTGACCTTCTTAGTAATATGTATGTCATGTTAAAACTTCCAGGTCTGACTCAAGACAAAAATTATTCAGATCAGATTGGTCGTCATCTTATCAAGTCTGTGACTATGCGTGTAGATGAGATCGAGGTTGAAAAAATTTATGATGACTGGATGATTATACACGACGAGTTATATTTAGAAGTATCAGAGAAGGTTTCTAACCGTTTCATCCTTAATCGGATGTTGGGATTTGACACATCATCCGCTCAACGTGCTTATGCATCATTAGACTCAGAAGTTATTATTCCATTACCATTCTTCTTTTCACGTAAATACTCGAGTGATGAATATCTGACAAATGAACCAAACAGACCTTTCTTCCCATTATGTGCTATTCACAAACAAAAAATGGAATTTGAATTCGAGTTTCATCCACAAAACTTTTTTACAAACTCAGTTAACACGATCCAACTTGACAACTTTAAAATTATAACTGAAGAATTTACCATTGACCCAGTTGAACGTCTTTATCTTAAAAATAAAGAATACACGATGATTACAGATGTCGTGAAAAAACACCCAACTATCGAAACCACACCCGGTGTAGACAACATACAAACTAATCTTGTTCCAAATAGCCGTGTTAAATCTATACACTGGTTTTTACGAAACAGTCGTTTTGAAGATACTTCAATCAGTGCGTTGCCTTCGGAATTTGATACATATAGAATATATGTAAGAGCAATTGCATCAGGCACTGGTGCGAATCAGTTTACACTTAAAAATTTATCATTCCTTACGGTTCTAACACAAGGAGGTGTATCAACCTTTTCACGTGTTAATTTTTCAGAGACGCCTATATTGAACAGAAACAGTACATCCGAGTCGGTAGGTGATCCATTTTCGACTGATTATAATATCATCGGGTGGACCGGTTTAACTGCAAGTACCGCAGATGGATCCGAGATAATTACTGTGAAAGTACCAGCCAATTCTTTTGTAGAGAAATTCACTTTTGAGTATTATACAACCGAATCTTCTAGAGTTATAAATGGTAAACGTTACACAAATATTCCGGGATTTGATATTACAAAAAATCACGAATTGATATTACCTACGGATCCTATTTCAGATTTTGTATCTGATACAGACGATACATTTACACAATCCTATAGTATAACACTTGACACAAGTGTGTTTCGAGTTCCCGATGCAAACTTCTCTGATTATCACTATCTCCAGAACAGGTTTAACTTTTCAAAGAATCCCGATTTCGACGAAGAGTTTACCTTCTTCAACCCTGTAATGAAAAATGCAAAGTTCTTTATTCAAGGTGTTGATTTACCAAATATTTCAAGTACGACAGATGGGTACTACAAATACATGGTTCCGTATCAAAAGCGATTATCGAGACCTGTTAGAAATATATATACGTATTCATTTTCAATCAACCCTATCAATGTAAACCCTTCGGGTAGTTTAGATTTCAGTGAAATTCAGTCTGAAAAGACCAAAATAGAACTGAAGCTAGACCCTGGTCTCAGTGATACATACACTCTTTACATATATTACACCGGGTATCAAACGTTTAATTTTGAAAAGGGATTTATGTCACTCGTTTACTAAAGAGTGTATCCTTGTGCTTGGAGATGTAATCGATGATACGATTTTTGATACACCATTTGATGAAGTTCAATTGAGCAATCGTTGTTTGAATTTCATGAGATGTGCCCGGGATAACATAAGTAAATTTTTCTGAACGTGCAAAGGGATCAAACAGTTTTTTGCTATAACCATCCAAACTGCTCTTATAAGCACAATGCACTGTGAAGAGTCGTCCATTGGTGGTCGTGTAAGAAGTCTGATGCTTCTTGGCATAATTAGTTATAAACCACTCGATATTCCTGAGTGAAATACCACTGGTTTTGTCTAGTATACTCATTAAGGTTGTTTTATTCTTGTCATCAGAATAGAACTCATTTACGGAAGATAGCAGAATATGTGATTTACTCATCTCTTCTATAACATAGAATTGAAATCTATAAGCCCCTTACTTTCCGAAGCAAATGACAGAACCGATGATGAGTCATCAATCATCTCAACCGTGTCCCTCTTTCTATATTGATCGTGATGATGTTTACAATACCCGTCATATTTACCAACCAAATTACACCTCGTACCATTCTTTTTCAAACCCCTACAAGTGTTATCTTCTTCATTTGGTGCATCACGTAATAAAAGTTTGTATGGTACATGAGGGTAATTTAAACTTATCACACGCAAGTAGTCGCTATATTCAATGTGAAGTTTCCTTACAGTTTCCTGGTTTTGATTTTGTGCCAATACAAACTCTTCACGCATCTGCTTAATCTCATTCTTATGTTCCTCTTTTAGACGACGCAACTCATCGTTGTGCACTGCTCGTTGCTTTTGTAACTCTTCTTTGTGATCCTCATTGACTTTCTTATTTGCTTCTTTAACTTCATGTTTGTTGGAAAGGAGATTTTCTCTGTGCTCTTCCTTTACTTTTTTCAAAAGTTCCTTGAACTCTTCTTTGATTTTCTTGGTTTCAATTACCATTCGTTTCTTTACCTCTTCATCAAAGAGGGTCAGTACCCTGTCCATCTTACCCTTCTAAGAATCGTAGTTTTTAAATATGTGATCGATTGACACTTTATCTTCATAGTTCGTAGTCGTCAAAACGACCACCACCCGTGATGGACACTTTATCTTCCCTGGCAGTCTTAATACGTTGACGTAACTCTGCCACTTTTCCGTCTGTATCGAGGTTTAGTTTTTTGCACTCCTCTATGAGCTGTTCCTTCTTCATACCACTCAAGGCTGGTTCTCTCTTTTTGGGTGGAGGTTTGTGCTGAGCAATTAACTCACCGAAAATTTCATTCTTGGGGTCCTTTACCAGTGGCTCCAGTAAGTCGCAAATTGGATTCAAGAACTTGTTGGTAAAATAATGATGATAATCGATTGGAATCTTATTTTCTTCAATAAACACTGGGTCTTCAGCCTTTTCGAAAGCCTTTGCCTTTGGGTCACCTGTTTTTACGAGAATATAAGGAACCCGATCTCCACTCTGTGGCTCGGACCCAGGCTTTCTTTCTCGCATCTTGTCTCTCACCTTTACATGAGGTAGGTTAGGGTTTTTATATGAATCACCAAGCTGCTGGGACAATACAAGCTTTTCGTTCGATACATCACCTTCAAGAAGATTGATAGCTCTTTCAAGAGCCAATTGTTTCGCTGGTTCTGGATCACTACTCCCCAGTACAACATCAAGCAGTTCCTTGCAGACTTCTCTCACAAACTTTGTGTTATCTCTACGAACAACCTGAAGACCCTTGATATCAATATAGTCCATATTCATATTACCATCTTTAGCTTTCGTCCATAGCTTTGCGGCATATCGCTTCTTGCTATATAAGAAATATGGACAATATACCTTCTCAAGCTCTAAATTATTTGGCTTCTTGAAGAGTGCACTACACTCTTCAGCTGCACGTTCACCAAGTTCCCAACTATACTCGATAGCTTCCATTCCTGTTCTCCCTCCAACATCAAATTCTACCATGACAGAATCGGTGTCGCCATATCGAACATTTGCACCGGGGAAGTTTTTCTCGACGTAATTCTTTGTTTC